GGTCCTTTTAATTGTTTCAGTAAATTGAATATACTTTCTTTAATTGATTGTTGAATAGATGATGAATGTACATTCTGTGTATCATTATGTATATTATATATTTGTTTTTTTTTTTTATTTTTATTTTCAATTCGATTAATGAATCGGTTAATTATAGGATTTAATAAATTTTCAATTGGATTATTATAAAAAGAAAAATTTGTTAAATTTCTTAAATTAATAATTTCAAATGGAATTACTTTTATTTTATTATTATTAATATATAAATTAATTAATTGTGTTAAATATTGTATTTCTGAAGGTATTTCTATAATTTTATTTTGTTCTAAAGTTAATTTATTTAATTGTGTTAAAAATTTTATCTCTTTTGAAATTTTTTTTATTTTATTCATGAACAAAGATAAATCGGTTAATTGTGTCAAATATTTGATTTCTTTTGGTATTTCTTTTATTTGATTATTCCCTAAGTATAATATGGATAAATTTGTCAAAAATTGAATTTCTATTGGTATTTCTTTTATATTATTCGTTTCTAAATTTATACTTATCAAATGTGTCAAATATTGAATTTCTTTTAGTATTTTTTCTATCAGTAAACATTCTGATTTAAATGTAGTTAATTGTGTCAAAAATTGAATTTCTTTTGGAAGTTCTTCTATTTCAGTATATCCTATATTTAAATAGGTTAATTGTGTCAAAAATTGAATTTCTTTTGGAAGTTCTTTTATTTTATTTTCATATAAATTTAAATAAGTTAATTGTGTTAAAAATTGAATTTCATTTGGTATTTTTTTAATTTTGTTGACACATATATTAAAATAAGTTAATTGTGTCAAAAAATGAATTTCTTTTGGTATTTCTTTTATTTCATTATCCATTAAATCTAATTTAGTTAATTGTGTCAAAAATTTAAATTCTTTTGGTATTTTTTTTATTAAATTCTCTCTTAAATTTAAATGTGTTAATTGTGACAAAAATTTAATTTCTTTTGGTATTTCTTTTATATTCCAATGAATTAATTCAATTTCTTGAGTATTTAATTCATATTCTTTTTTAAATATATTAATAGACATATTTAATTTATCTATCATTATATAGCCCAATTATCCATGTAATAAATAATTCATTTTTTTTTAATCAATATAACTTAACCATTCTTCAATTATTGAATTATTATATAATCTTTCCTCCATTTCTTTTTTAATATAATCTTTTATTTCTTCTATTTTTTTATATTTTTTATTGGCTAATATAATGATATTACTTATTTCTTCATTTTCTGATATTTTTATAGATACTTTTTCTGATAATCCTGATAATGAATTCACTAAACGAGATATTCTTCCTGTAAAACACATACATAGTCCATCTAACATTTCTTCATTAATTCTTTTTTTAGCTGTTATTTGTTTTTCTGAATCAAATGTTTGAATTTCATAGAATACTGCATTTAATAATTCTTCAAAAGTACATTCTAATTGAGTATGTATATTAGTACAATTAGAATATTCAATTAATTGTTCTTTTGTTTGTTCAGTCAAAATAGAATCATCTAAATAATTATATTTGTTTGGTCCTTTTAATTGTTTCAGTAAATTAAATATACTATCTTTAATTGATTGTTGAATAGATGATGAATGCACATTTTGTGTATCATTATGTATATTATATATTTGTTTATTATTGATTCGATTAATAAATCGGTTAATAATAGGATTTAATAAATTTTCAATTGGATTATTATCATAATAAAACTTTTTTAAATTTCTTAAATTAACAATTTCTAAAGGTATTTCTTTTATTTGATTATTATAAAAAGATAATTCAATCAATTGTGTCAAAAATTTAATTTCTTTTGGTATTTTATTTATTTTATTATAAGATATATTTAATTTTATTAATTGTGTCAAATATTTAATTTCTTTTGGTATTTCTATTATTTCATTATTCCCCAAGTATAATATGGATAAATTTGTCAAAAATTGAATTTCTATTGGTATTTCTTTTATATGATTATATTCTAAATTTAATATAATTAATTGAGTCAAAAATTGAATTTCTTTTGGTATTTCTTTTATTTGATTTTCACTTAATTCTAATTCAGTTAATTGTGTCAAAAAATAAATTTCTGTTGGTATTTCATTTATTTGATTATATCTAAAATATAATTTAATTAATTGTGTTAAATATTGAATTTCTTTTGGTATTTCTTTTATATTAATATTTTCCCATAAATCTAATTTAATTAATTGTGTCAAAAATTGAATTTCATTTGGTATTTCTTTTATTAAATTACTTGCTAAAATTAATTCTTTTAATTGTGTTAAAAATTGAATTTCATTTGGTATTTCTTCTATTAAATTACTCCATAAATTTAAATGAGTTAATTGTATCAAAAATTGAATTTCTTTTGGTATTTTTTTTATTTGATTCTTATATAATATTAAATCAGTTAAATGTGTTAAAAATTTAATTTCTTTTGGTATTTTTGTTATATTCCAATTAATTAACCCAATTTCTTGAGTATTTAAATTATATTCTTCTCCAAATATATTAATAGACATATTTAATTTATTTGTTAATAAATGATATTATTAATGTAATAAATAAATCAATTTTTAAAATGTAATTTAAACTTGTGATATAAAATATTTATTTATTGCTTCTTGTTTTCGAAAATCAATATCATTTATAGATGCAATCCAAGGTGATGGTTGCGTAAACATTACATTAAAAATATCTGATACATCAACTTCATTATTTTGTTCATTTTCAAATGTCCTTGGTATATATTTATATATAATACGTTCTTTTTGACACTGTGATGAATCTTTTACTATTGATATAGTCATTAATAATATACCAACAAATAACATAAGTAATAATATAATTTTATTCATTATATATGATGAATAAAATAAATATAATCAGAAAAATATAAAATAATTATTTTTTTTTAAATATTTGAAGATTCTTGTCTTTTTTTAACTAACGAATTATATAATTCTTGAATTTTATTAATATTCACATCAATTTGTGATATATTTTTCTCTGCTTGTTCAACTACTTTTTCATTTTGTTCTACACGATATTGTTCTTGTTTTGCAATCAATTGTTTTTCTTCCAATATTGGTTCTGTCATAGATGGTTTTTCTTCTAATATAGAATGTTTTTCTTCTAATATAGGTTCTAATACAGAATTTTGACCTTTTTTATAATTAGTAAGATCTTTTTGTATTTTTTTTTCTTCAATTTTACGACGTAAACGATCTCGTGTTTTATTTCCTCCACGATTACGTTTATTTCTTTCTTCAATAATAGCATCTTGTAATAATTCATTTTTTCGATCTGCTTCCATTGCTTTAGCTTTAGATTGTGCTATTTTATAATCTTTCATTAATTTATTTAATTCTTTTTCTCTATATTCTTGATCAGGAATTGAATTTGGGTCAGGATCTTGTGCTAACCATTTGCCTACTTCACCAACAAAAATATGAAAATCTGGGTCTTCATCTTGTAATTCTGATGCTCTTTTGTCTGCTTCATCTTTAGTAGAAAAAACACCTCTTACTTTTATTCCACGAATTTTACAATTTCTTACTCCTTCAGGTGAAAGAAATGATAAACATACCCAATTTTGTCCAGGTAAAGGTTTGTCTTCAGTTAAATAATCAATTTCTTTTGTCATTATGTTTATAATAATATTATAAATATAATCTTTAAACCAGTTAAATATAATTTATATATTAATAAAAAATATTTAAATAGATGGAACAAAAGGCCATCTTAAATCATCACAAATATTTTTCCAAATTTTATCCTGTAATCTTAATTTTTCTCTACTTTTTAATAAGGGAAAATAACTCAAAAATTCATCCATACTTAATAATTGAAAAAATTTATGTAATACATATGAATATGATAAAAAATTAGTTCTATCTTTTGGACAATATTTTGAAAAAGGTTTTTGAATTTTTTTAAACATATTTTTTATTTCATCTTCCACATCAATATTTAATGTTGGTGCTGGTTTTCCAGTAATTTTTGAAATAATATGAGGTATATGTTCATAATATTGATTTAATCTTAATTTTTTTAATATAGTTTTCATTTTAACAAATGCAATTGAAGTTGTATTTGTTTTTGTTTTTCGTATTTCTGCCATAATTTGATTATATATTTCATTTGGTATTTCTGTTGATTCTTTAGCTTGGAATTGATTTAAACATTCAATTAAATGATTTACTCTTTTATAAGGATATGCTGGTTTTTCATTTCCAGATTCTTTATAGTTAGGCATTTCACTTTCTATAATAACATAATCAACCAATCCACAAAAAACACAATTATAACTACCTTCTGATTGTATTAATGTCATTTCTTTACCACAAGTATTACACCAACGTATTAATCCAGATTTTTTTTTTGTTACATAATTTTTATCAATAATTGACATATATTCATCAAATAATGATGCTTTATTTGAAACAAGTTTTTCAATAGAACAAGATTCTGTTTGTGTTGGTAATATATCCATTTTTGAATCAAAAAAATCCAATATACTTTTACTACTTGGCTGTTCACCAAATTTTTGTCGTTTTTTTGTTTCTTTTTTTATTTTACGTGTTTGTTGACTTTGTTCATTTAATTCAACTAATTTTGTAGAAATTGATTCAGTATTATCATCAGCAGTTAATTTTTGTTTTGAATTATTATCATCTGAATTATTATTTATTTTTGAATTATTATCTAAATTATTTAAATTTTCATTTGTTGTATCATAAATTTCATAATAATCTAATAATATTTGAGTAGTTTTACTATAATAATCCATTTCAGATGAAAAATTTATTATATCATTTATCTCATCATTCATATTTATTAATTCCTCTCTCATATGTATTTTTTTTTCAATATCATCTGAAGTTAAATCAGTTGCACTTTTATTATTTATTTTTTCTATTTCTCCATTTAATAGTTCAATTTTTTTTATTTTTAATGGTAACAATTTTTTATTATTTTCAAAATTTACTTTTATTTTTTGATGTGTCTCATCTAATGTACTAATTGTCGTTTTGTATTTTAATCTATTCGGTTTATATCGAAATGCCATTTAAATAATATTATTGAAGATTATTATATTATATTCTTTATATCCTTAAAAAAACAAATATACATATATTATTCAAATTAATGCGTTTTATAACTTAAATGAGAGTATAATGAATTGTTATTTTATTAATGAACACTATAAAATGATTTCAAAATATAATAAAAAACATATAATTTTTGTTTTACAATTATCAATAATTATAAATGCAATAAATCTTGGTTGGACAATTGATCATATTAATCATAATAAAATTATATTATCAAAAAAAATATCAAAATATAATAAATTTAATAATACTAATAATTTATATAAACTTATTGGTCATATTGTATAATTTTGTTTATTCGTTTAATATATTATATTACTTATTCTACTTTTTTGATATGAACACAAAAATATCGCAATTATTTTTAATTAATAATATAATAAGATTTTTATTTTTTTCTTTTTTTAATATATAAAATAAAAAATGGCAGGAGGTCTTATGCAATTAGTTGCTTATGGTGCTCAAGATGTATATCTTACAGGTAATCCCCAAATAACTTTTTTTAAAGTAGTTTATAGACGTCATACTAACTTCGCTATGGAAACAATCGAAGAGACTATGTCTGGTAATATTGGTTTTAATCGAAAAACATCTGTTACTATTATACGTAATGGTGATTTAGCTTCTGAATGTTATCTTAAAGTTTCACTCGGTGCTGTTACTGCCGCAACTGGTAAAGTTTGCTGGTGTCGCCGTCTTGGTCATAATTTAATTAATTCTGTTTCTGTTTCTATTGGTGGTTCTCAAATTGATAAACAATATTCTCAGTGGTTAGATTTATGGTATGAACTTACTCATACTACTGATCAAGAACGTGGTTATCTTACTATGATTGGTGATGTTCCCGCTCTTACTGAATTACAAACTGCTCTCCCTGCTGCTACACTTTATATTCCTCTTCAATTCTGGTTCAATCGTAATACTGGTCTTACTCTTCCACTTATTGCTCTTCAATATCACGAAGTTCGTCTTGACTTTGAATTTAATAACTGGACTAATTTAATGTGTTGGACTGGTGCTACCAATCTATCATCAGTTGTTACATCAGCACCAACTCTTGATGCTTCTCTACTTGTAAATTATGTTTATCTTGATAGTGAAGAACGTAGACGTTTTGCTCAAGTTGGTCACGAATATTTAATTGAACAAGTTCAATTTACAGGTTCTGAACAAGTCCCACCTGCATCAAATAGTACATCGACCAAAGGTAATTATCGTCTTGGATTTAATCATCCAACAAAAGAAATCGTTTGGGCTGTTGTTGGTGGAAATTGGGTAAATGGTTCCGCATACCTTGCCTACAAAAACACAGTTGAAGATGTTCTTGCCGAAGCTGCTCATAACTTTGCAACTAGTTTATTTACTGTTGGAACTGCCCCTGCAGGTTCTACCTCTGTTAATGTAACAATGGATGGTGCATACAATCTCATGGGTTCAGCTGTTAATATCACAACTCTTTTATCTACTGCAACAGGTCTTAATGCAAGCAATACAAATGCTGGTACTGTTTACACCCAATTTTCTCAAACTGGTGCGGGTGGTGCTCTTTTAATGGTTACCAATCCTTTTGGTTCCACATCCGCAAGTCCATTCCAAGGTGCATTAACTGATATTCTTATCACACTGACTGCTGATGCATCTGGAAATCTTGCTATTGATTCTGTTACTGTTAATGCCCATAGTTTAACTATGCGTGATGTTT